CGGTGTAATTACAAACCTTCTTGATAAGTGCAATACGATTATTATCGGCGGCGGAATGGCTTATACATTTATGAAATCCCTCGGCTATGAAATCGGCACATCTCTTATTGAAGTGGAGCAGGTTGAAAAAGAGGCATCCGCATTTGACGAATACGACATTGAAAACGGATATGAGGAGGAGCAGCAGCCGGAGCAGGACACATGGAAAACCTGCGGGGAGATTATTGACCGCATTGTGAAAATTGCTATCCGGCTGCTGAAAAACTCATACAGTCAATGCATGAGGGAGGACATCGTCGCATTACTGGAATATCTGAAATTTGAGTTAGACACCATTGAGGAAAACGGGGGCTAAAGAGAGGAGGCGGACGAATGGCATATGCAAGCGTGAAAATAACCGCAAATTCAAGTGATTACAGAACACAAATGAAGTCGGCAGCAGCACAGATGAAAGAATTGTCAAGCGAGTATTCGGTAGCAGCGACAAAGGCAAGATTATTCGGTTCGGCATCAGACAGCTTGAAAGCAAAAGCGGAATCTCTCACGCAAAAAATCACGGTACAAAAAAATATTGTACAGATGAATAAAGAGCAGCAGGAACGCCTCACCGACCAATTAGGAAAGCAAAAAACAAAGCAGGAGGAATTGAAAACAAAAGTCGATGCTGCTAAAAAAGCCTATGAGGATGAAAAGAAAGCGACCGGAGAAAATTCAGACGCATCAAGGGCATTAAAAGAGGAACTTGATAAACTTGAGCAGGAGTTCAAGGATAATGAAACGGCAATCGGGAAAACAGAGACTGCACTTTCCAATCAAACGGTAAAAACGAATAGAGCAGAGACGGCACTCATGGAAATGGAGGCGGAACTTGAGAATGTAAATAAACAGTTAAAAGACCATAAACTTGATGAATTTGCAAAAGCATGTGAATCCGCAGGGGAAAAGATGGAGACATTCGGAAAAAGGATGGCGGTTGTTTCCGGAGGGATTCTTGCGTTTGGAACTGCGGTCGGAAAAAATGCACTTGATACTGAAAATGATTTAATGTCAATGCAAGGACAGTTGGGATTGACTGCAGATGAGACGGAAAAACTAAAGACAGTTGCACAAAATCTATATACAAATGGATTTGGCGAGGGATTGGGAGATTGCTCTGGTGCTATTGTAACATTAATTCAAAATATAAAGGGCGCAAAGGATATGTCCGTCGAGCAGCAACAAGCAATCGCAGAGCAAATGATGACAATGTCAGATTTGTTTGAGACGGAAAATGAGGAACTTGCAAGGACGCTCACGACAATGCTCAATAACGGAATCATTGATGACATCGGTGAGGGGATGGACATTCTCACAATCGGATTCCAAAATGGGGCGAATTATAGCGGGGAATTGCTTGATACAATGCGTGAGTATTCTCCAAAGTTCAAGGAATTAGGTTTGGATGCCGATGCGGCAATGACGTATTTGATACAGGGAGCGCAGAACGGAGCATTCAACCTGGACAAGGTCGGGGATGCAATGAAAGAGTTCAGCATCCGGGCGGTAGACGGTTCAGACACTACGATAGACGGTTTTAAAAGGATAGGTTTGAACGCAGATGAAATGTCAAAGAAATTTGCAGCGGGCGGAGATTCGGCATCACAGGCGTTTCATGAGACATTAGTTGCGCTGAAAAATATGGATGACCCGATTTCACAAAACACTGCAGGCGTAGAATTGTTTGGAACAATGTGGGAGGATTTGGGAAAAGATGTTGTATTGTCTCTTGCGGATGTCGAGGGAGGACTTGAGAATGTCGAGGGAGCAACTACAAGAGCCGGGGAACAAATCAATAATTCTTTTTCTACACAGGTAAAAAGTCAATTCAGAGAATTGCAGACCTCACTTTTGCCATTAGGAAATGAACTTTTAAGATTAGGAAAAGACATTATGCCGACCGTGAAAGCGGTTGTAGGTGACGTTACAAATGCGCTTAAAAGCATGGATTCAGAGACAGCGCAAAACGTAATAAAGATAGGTGCAGTTGTTGCTGCTATAAGTCCGGCGACCGTGGCGTTTGGGAAGATGACAAAAGGAGTGAAAACAGTTGTTGACGGTTACAAAAACATTCGTGATTTTGGCTCAAAAGCAGTACCTGTCATAAAAACATTCGGAACAAACGCATTGAGCGCAGGGAAAAGTGCTGCTACATTTGCGGTAAATATGGGTAAGTCGGCAGCGGGGTTTGCGACATCAGCAGCAAAAGCGGGAATAAGTACGGCTTCACTTGTGGCTCATAAAGTTGCGAGTGTTGCGGGAACGGCAGCAACCGGGGCGATGACAGCAGCACAAACAGCACTAAACACGGTAATGTCAATGAATCCAATAGCATTAGTTGTCATTGCGGTTACTGCGCTTGTCGCAGGATTTGTGCTTTTATATAACAAATCAGAGACATTCAGAAATGCAGTAAATAAGTTATGGTCGGCAGTAAAAGAGGGATTCGGGAAAATCAAGGAAACCATATTAGGAGCGTTAGACAGCGCAAAACAAAAAATAGAGGAGGTAAAAAATAAATTCTTAAATTCTGGAATAGGACAGGCAGCGTCAAAGGCTTTTAACGGTGCAAAAGAAACAGTATCAAGATTGACAAGTGCAGCGACGGAAACTGTAAAACAAAACCTCTCAAACATGAAAAAGGCATATGAGGAGAACGGAGGGGGAATCAAAGGTGTGGTTGCTGCCGGATGGGAGGGAATCAAAGGTTATTACACAGCCGGATTCACTTTTGTCGATAAGCTGACCGGAGGGAAATTGACCGAACTCAAGTCAAAGTTTTCTGAAAAGACAAATGAGATAAAAACAAAAGTCTACGAGGGATGGGAGAATATGAAAACAACCGTCACCACAAAGATGACGGAGTGGAAAACCAATGCATCCAATAAGCTGACCGAAATCAAGACGAATTTCACGACAAAAGTGAATGAGTACAGGACAACGATTTCTAACGGTTGGGAGAATATGAAAACCACTATTACCACAAAAATGGGAGAGTGGAAAAACAATGCCTCCTCAAAATTGTCGGAGATAAAGTCGAATTTTTCGTCAAAGGTATCGGAGATAAAATCAGATTGGTCGTCAAAGTTTACCAGTATAAAGGACACAGCGACAAATCTCATGCAGACGGCAAAGCAGAATGTTTCCACAAAACTGGATAATATGAAAGCAGCATACACCGAAAAAGGCGGAGGGATGAAAGGCATTGTGTCCGCAACATTCACCGGAATAAAGGACACAATGAACAGTCTCATGAGTACGGCGAATACGCTGACCGGAGGGAAACTCGATAATATACGGTCGGCATTTTCGGAGAAATTGAACAGTGCGAAAAGCACGGTCTCCTCTGTCATGGAGAATATTAAATCGGCGTTTTCATCAAAGATGGAGGGTGCAAAATCAGTTGTGTCCGGGGCGATTGAGAGGATAAAAGGATTCTTTAACTTTTCGTGGTCTCTGCCACACTTGAAAATGCCACATCCGAAAATATCCGGAAAGTTTTCATTGAATCCGCCGTCAGTTCCGTCATTCTCACTTGAATGGTATAAAACGGGTGCAATCATGAACAGTTCCATGATTTTCGGGATGAACGGAAATACCCTGCTTGCGGGTGGAGAACCGGAGACCGGAGGGGAGGCGATTCTGCCTCTAGCACCATTTTACACGAAATTGAATGACATACTTGACAGGAAACTGGCAGCAGTGCAGCAGATACAGAATGTATATGTTGAGAATCATACATACATTGACGGAGACGAGGTCTCAAGTAGAACCGTGTCAAAAGTAGATGCGAAAATGGTTCAGAACAGGAGAAAAGGGAGGTAGTTGACCGATGAAAGTGAATGGCATTGATGCAAGGAAATATAATGCAAAACAACTCACCGTCGAGATACAGCCTCCTGCGGTGGCGGTAAATTATGAATGGATGACCGGGGCATTGCAGCCGACGGAATTTGAAACAGATGTCACAATGGGGCATTTGAAAATGTGCGTATATTTTAGGGGCAGGGATAGAAACAGCATTATCCGGACGATGTCGGAGTTCATGGCGAATTTCACGACGGCGTGTGATTTGGAACTTGACGGGTACAAAGGGAAATACCGGGGATTTCTGACAACGGATGACTTTGAAAAGACTATCACAAATAAGCGGTACAAAATCAATCTTGAGTTCGACGGATATTTCTATGACGATGAAATCGCAGTCACGTTTGACGGGGTCACATCCGGCTGCTTTTACATGGTCGGCAGCAGGAAAACGCCCTGCATCGTAGAGGTATATGCAAAGAGCGCATTGACGAATTACGTCATCAAAGGTATGGGAGACGATGACATCACGGTTCAGAGCCTTGCAAGCGGGAAAACAGTTATAATCGACGGAATCAAGGGGACTGTCACCATATGCATTTGACAAGGTGAGCCTGTGGGAGTTCCCGTCAATAAAGACCGGAGGAACGGCGTTGATTTTCTCAAATAACCGGGCGAGGGTAAAAATCCGGTATCATCCGATGTGGATTTAAGGGGGCGGGCGGATGCAGATATACGATGACAAAAAGAAAAGAATCGGAACGCTCACCGGGTTCAAGGGCAGGGCAATCACAAAGACATTAGATTCCGGAGACAAGGAATTATCATTTGAATATCCGGCAAATGGGGCAATGGTTGACCTGCTGAAAGAAGAATATTATATCCGGACGAAAGAGGATGAATTTGTCCTCAAGGCGGTGGAGGCAGGTGAACAGTGCAACAAATACACGGCGACGCTCAATGTTGAGGAATTGGAGGGGCAGTCATTTCCGTATGGGTTCGCATCACAGGAGCAGACAATCAAAGCGTGTCTCACGTTTGCGTTTGAGGGTACGGGATGGACGGTCGGAACATGTACCGTCGCCAAAAGG